ATGGAAAACTTTGTAACAATTTTGATTTTTACTTTACCGGGATTATTGAGTTATTTTTGGATTCAACTTTTTGGCTTGCACCCAGCAAGCAAACATATAAACTTTGAGATAGCAGCAATAAGCGCAATTCTATGGTTTCCTGTTGGCATGATTGTGCTTAGCATTTATCAGTTAACCGCAATGATTGTAAATACAAATTCGGTAAGCAATCCTTGGTTATCAGTTCATACGCTTAGTGACGTTCTCGAATTATCGAATAATCTTGGTTTCCTTGTTTACTTTGTGTTGTTCAGTGTTATCTTCAGTTTTCTTTTCTCTTGGTTTGTGTCAAGATTCGCTTACAGATGGATGATTAGATTGGTGAATGTTGTGAGACGAGGAAGTGGAACTGCTGAACTTTCAGATACTAGTACAGTATGGAATGAGACATTTTTAAAGAATGAGGGACAGGCTGTGTCATTTAGAAAAATAGACAATCCTGATGAAATAATCTATGGAGAAATAGAAAAAGTGTCCAGACCTGTTGAATTAGAAAGGAACCTACTGCTCACTAATATAGATAAATGGACAAAAGTTTTAAAAGATAATAAAGATGTTGAGGTAGCCAACATCTTTATTGATACTAAGACAGGTTTTATTATTTCTATCTACGATACAGATTCCGCAATGGCAGCTTATAATAAAATTTATGAAAAAGAAAATGAAAATTAATTCTTAGGCTTTGGTTCCCTTTTTATTAGCAAAGGTTTATCGGCTGAATTTTGCGCATGTCTTGGTGTGTTCATTGCATTCTCAGTCGGTCTACTATCTGGTCTAATTTCTGCTGCTCTGTTATCTGGTCTTTTTTCCATAACAATCTCTCCTCGTTTGGTAATCATTCTAATCGTACCACAATTTAGGGAGGTTTTCCCTCCCCCTCTTTAAAATTTTCCATTTGTGTACGATAATCACTATGAGGTGAATGTACATATGTGGCCGTTTAGAAAGAAGAAAAAAGAGTTCAAGAAAGTGGAAAATTGGACTAAGGAAGACACAAAGTACTTCTTCTTAACTGCATCTGAAAAGGAATTTCATGAATTTATTGAATCAAATTTTTCAAAGCGTACAGAAGGTAATTTAATTTATTTGTTAAACCTTTTAAGAGGTCTTGACAACGATGGTTTATTTTATGGAATAGCAAAGGCAACAAAAGTTGAATCTCAATTTGATCATTCTAAGTACTTTGCGGCAATAGTTGCTTTGATAGGATTATCATTAAAACTTTATATGGAGATTAGTATTTGGTGGGCTTTGTTTGTGACTTCGCTTATAACTGGAGTGTTGTTGAAAATGATTGCCAGAGAAACTAGAAGACGTGTAAGTGCTGTTTATTTAAAAAGCTTACTGGAGCAAGTTAAAACTGAAAAAGAGAAAGAAAAGGCGTCCTGACGGATGTCTTTTTTATTTTGAAATTGCAGGTGAAAACCTATGAAAAAATATGAAGTTTTGGAAATATTCGAGGTGGTTCTTGAAGAATGGTTTTTCGCTGAATCGACTCTTATAACCCAATGTGGTGAAGATTGTGATGATCTTGAAAGGAGAGAAAAATTGTATAGGGAACGTTTTGTTGAGGCGTTGAATAAAGAGTAGCCGCTTCTCTCCTTCCCTTCTGCTCAAGATAAACATTTCTTACGAAATAAAAAAAGAGCAGTCTCATCAACTGCTCCTAATGTGGATTATTCTATAATCTCCCCTTCTATGTGCGGTAACGTAATTTGATATCCTGCCGTTGATTCATATGTGTAGGAGCCTTGAATTGTGCCGTATACAGTAATCTTATCTTCTTCAACAAATGGTGTTGTTCCATCATATGTGATATATACAATGTCATTAAAGTCGTATCCATATGATGTTTTCGTAACTGCTAACCTTATATCAGTTGAATTGTCATTTTCCACGATTTGAGCAATTTCACCTTGATATTTAACAAATTCCCCAGTATGTTTATCTGGATTCTTGTTCAGTTCAGCAAAACGTATTTCTTTGGCACTTTGCTTTTTCTTTTCTTCTTCTTGTTTCTTGCGTTCTTTTTCTAATTGTGCTACTTCCTTCTTGGAATATGCGTTAGTGATTTTTATATTCCCAATACTGTTAAACTCAATCTCATAGCCCTCATCATTAGATACTATCTCGCCATTTTGGACTTTAACTTTGTTTTGAATTTCGTCGTAATCACCGTATCTCTCTGGAAAGTCTATATTATTTACATCGTCAACTGTAACAGAGGCATCGATACTATATTGACCATTTTGAACAAAATCATAGTCTCCAGCCTCAATTTTAACCTTTCCATCTTGAACTTGAGCATTTCCACCAAAAGAACTATCATCTTCTTGGTTAGTTAATATAAGGTCAATTGTTGTTCCATCTTCGATGTTAGTATCAAAATTTGCTGTGACAATTTCTTTTGATTTGCTGTATTTAGCATCTTTGAATTTTAAATAAATAGTCTCTTTAGGCTCAGATTGTGCAGTGGTTTGTTCTGAAGTACTGGATTCTTCCTTTTCAGGTTCATAGAGATTCAGAGAAATCACAAATAATATTACGGAAACAATCAGTGCAGCAAACTGAATCAGTGCTTTTTTGCTCTTCTTTTTAAAAATGAATATGATTCCTAGAACTAAGAAAGTTAGTGCGGCTATTAAACATGCTAAAGGTATGAAAACAATAATTTTAATGACCTCCCCAATTATGTATAATTAGTCCAAAATAACCATGATAATCATACCACTTCCAGTTTATTTAGGAAACTCTTTTTTTGATGGTTTGGGAAATTAATGTGGCTTCTTCAATTGAGTAAGGCTTTCGTGGAAACGAAAGATAAACATTCCCGTGGAAGAAAATTGTGGTATAATTAGGCATATTGTTTTGTATGAGGTGGTTTGGTGAATAATAAGGTTTTATTTTATTTATCATTTGGGATAGTTGCGTTATTTTTCTATTTTATAATTGATTGGAAACCTTTCGCAATCATAATCGCCATACTAGGTTTATCACTTTTGGGTCTTGAGCCGTATAGAAGACGCAATAAAAAATTAACCAATGAATTTAAAAATAATGTTGAAATGCTTAAAAGATACGATTCAAACTTCAATGCTGATGGTTCTTTTGCTAATGACAATATCAAAATTTCATTCAATGAGACTAAAGGCGTTTTAAAAATTTATAAACGGAATGAACAGAATGAAATTGTTGAGTTCTCCTACCCTTTTTCACAGATAGTTGAGTCATCAATTGCATTAGACAACGAAACAGTATCGAAAACTTCTAGAGGTGAGCAGATTACAGGTGCAGCCATTGGTGGAGTTTTGGCTGGAGGAGTTGGGGCAATAATTGGCGGTCTTTCTTCTGGGTCAAAGCAAGTTACAATGGTGAAATCAATTACCATGAAAATTACAGTGGACGATTTTAAAAACCCTGTTCACTATATTGATTTTCTCCCTAGCTTCGATACCCCTGATTATAGCCATCCTGGTTTTAAGAAAGACTGCGAGATAATTAAAACCGCTCTTAAGAAAGCTGAATATTGGCAAGGTGTTCTGGAATTAGCTATAAGAAAAACAAATCAAGTCGCTCATTAATTGTTTGTGTCATACTTGTGGGTATCTGATGAATAAGGTGGTTCAATATGATTTTATTATTTATTATAGGTATTCCTATTGTATTAGCTTTGGTTTGGGCTTTCGTCTCAGATGGTAAATTAATTGATCATCAAAAATTACGTAAAAACACAATGGAGAATATAAAAGACGATAATTATTCAAGAGTATTCACTTCGAGTGAATATGCGTCAAAAATATTCTTTGATGAAAAAAAGAAAAAATTTAAAATCGCGAATATTTCTTTAGAGGATTTAAACGCCAAAAATGTCTCCCCTACTATAAAGGAATATTCGTTTGATGACATTGCAGATGTAGAGATAGTTATTGATAATAAAACATTAACAAAGGTATCTAAAAGCGAAGCCGCCTTAGGTGCAACTATTGGTGGTGCTGTTGGCGGTGGTGTCGGAGCTATCATAGGTGGAGGTACAGCTTCGAGTTCAGCACAAGAATTTGTAAAATCCATACATCTCAGAATTACGGTTGAAGACTACGATAATCCATATTATGATATTGCATTTTTTAGTGGAGTTTTTTATGACCCCGATTTAAAAACAGCGCACAAAAAAAGCTCTCCAGAAGTACAAAAAGCAATAAAAGAAATTGACACATGGTTTAGATATTTTAAATTGGCCATGCGTGATGCTGCAAAAGTCGCTCATTAAATTGGGCGACTTTTTTTAATTATTCAATCGTTCCTCTAATGCATGAATCCTTCTTTCAAGCTCAGAGAACTTCTTGTCGTTGTATCTATGGTCACTTTCGATGTTCTTATTGATTAGTTTAAGCATGGACATGATTTCTTCAGGCTCATTTTCCTCTATGCGCGCTAATGTTTTATCGATTGTATCTAAACGCTCATTTACGCTTTTAAAGCCTTCCCTCATTTCCTTTTGCATTTCATGAATAGCTTGCAAAACTTGATTATCCATTCCATTCACTTCTTTCTATTGAGTATATCATCATTGTAACAGTTTTTGTTTAATCTTGTCCCCCTGTTGATCGATTTTTAGAAGAAATCATGTCTGTCAATTTGACAGGTAAAAATGCGATCTTGAAGGTTGTTCTATCAATTGTATGTCATTTGAAATGATACACTTACAACCATTTTATGACCAATGAAAAAGTTGATGTCATTTTAAATGACGGCAGTTATTGAAGAAGACAAGTCCACTATCGGTTAAACCGACAGTGGATGAAAAATCAGAAATTCAGTTTGTATGCAAGAACACCACCTTGCGTTTAACGCAAAGTGGATATTGTTAGGTTTAAACTATCCCCTTTCTCTTCTGTTCAAGATAAACATTCCTAGGGAAGAAAATTGTGGTATACTGTAGGCATATTGTTTGATGAGGGTGGTTTGGTGTGTTTACTGCGTTTTTGATTATTTCTGGCTTTATTATTTTCTTTTTAATTGGTTTTATAGGAATGAACAAACAAAAGGAAGAAGAAAACCAAATTTTAAATTTGCTCGAATCTGCAGGTAATTATCCATCTGATTATAAATTTTATATTACTCCTGATAAAGATATGAAGCTTACTCTTATTGAAACAGAGGAGAAATTCGTTGCACATCGATTACACAAAGATCAATCTTTGGAGGAAATTGTAATCCCATTTAATAAAATTATTGAAGCGGAAGTGACAGTTGACGATAATTCTGTTTCAAAAGTTTCTAGAGGGAGTCAGTTGGCTGGAGCAATGGTCGGTGGAGCTGTAGCTGGTGGTGTTGGCGCTGTAATTGGTGGATTATCTTCAGACAAAGTTGAAACAAAACGCTTTCGAAAAATTGCACTTAAAATAAAAATAGATGATTTCAAATCCCCCATTTTCAAAATTGATTTCTTGCCAAGTAAAACCGATATGGGCTTAGAGAATGTTACTGGATTTAAACAAGATGATCCTAAAGTAAAAGAGGCTCTATCAAACGTTGAAATATGGCAAAGCGTTTTTGAAATAGCTATAAGGAAAGCAAGTTAAGTCGCTCATAAAATGGGCGACTTATTTTTTGCTTTCTTTTATGGCTTTTTCGATCATAAATAAAATTTCATTGTTTATACTTCTCTTATTTTCATCAGCTATTTTAGTTAATTGTTGATGAAGGCTTTCAGGAATTCTCAAGGATATTCTTTTAATCTCTTCTGGCATAGCGGCCTCCCAGATATTATTTGTGATATCAGTATATTAACACGCTGGATGAAATTTATAAAGAGGTTGACAAAATCGAAAATAAGCATCATAATGGCATCATAATGATTTATAAAGGAGTGGTTATGATGCCAAATCATAGAGTTTTCGGGGAAATTCTTTTAACGGTTTCCCGCCCCACTGGATTAACCTCATTAGATTTAGCCATTTTAGATTCATACTACGCCATATCCGATGATCGAGTTGGTTTGACTGAGTTGACTCTGCTGCACAAGAATGGAAAAGCTTTAGGGACAGTCAAAGTACATAATGTAAACATTTCTTGGGACGGATTTTTAGCAGGAGGCTCTTATGAATGATTATTGAGGAACAAAAAGTTATAGTAAAGTGGAATAATGCAAACAGAAGGCACTACGTTTTAAAGGGATATAAATTCACAAAAAACGGAGATGAATTTGAAGTTGCTCTTGACGATTTAACTAAAAGCAGTAAGTCTGAAGTTCTTCTCTCTTGCGATTTTTGTGAAAGTAAGATGTATAGGGATTATGATCGCGCTAATCGACAGAAAAATCACTTTTGTAGCCTTAGCTGTAGTAGTAAGTTTTATGCTAATAAACAAAAGGCTGAACGAATCAAAAAGCAATGTGAGTATTGTAAAAAAGTATATGCTGTGCCAAAACATTTGGAGAAAATCAGCAGATTCTGTGATAAACATTGTCTCGCAAATTGGCAAAAGAGCGCATTTAAAGGTGAAAATAGTGCAGTTTATGTTAAAAGAGTAAATATAAATTGTGATTGGTGTAATAAGACTATAAATAGAACTCCCTCCTATTTGTCTCAAAGAAAATATAACTTTTGTAATATTAATTGCAAAAGAAATTGGCACAAAGAAATTCTTGTTAAATCTGAAGAGTTTATAAAAATTAATAGAGAAAACATGTTAAACAATCTTTCGACTGGAAAAATTAGTTTTACAAATTCAAAGCCGCAGGTAATTATTAATGAATTGTTGACTGCAAAAAAGATAAGGTTTACCAATGAAAAAAAGTTCGGCGAATATGCTTTAGACGTTTATCTTGACGATCACGATCTGTTAATCGAGGTAAACGGTGGGTTCTTTCATGTAGATAATCGTTTTTATGATGAAATAAAATACAATATGCAACTGAATAGAATTAAAATGGATAAGAAGAAGAAAACATATTTAAAGAATTATCACAACAAAAATGTTCTTTATTTATGGGAATACGACATCATTACAAACTTGGAATTATGTAATGAGTTAATTGATCTGTTCATTAGCAAAAAAGGTATATTAGAAAATTATCATAGTTTTAATTATGATAACGAAGCAACTCTATCAATAACCAAAAAACCTATTATTCCATATATGGAATGGGATAAAAACGATTTAGCAGCTATAACAGATCTTTCTGTTAGAGAAAAAATTAATAGATACCAACCTTCAAAGCATGTCAACTTTAATTGTGATTACTGTGGTAAAGAATCTGTTCAATATTTATACCACTATAAGAACAAGGGCAATCATTTTTGCTCTGCAAATTGCAGTAAACTTTATAAACAAAGAAATAATTTATGTTATCAATGTAAAAACTGCGGCAAAGATGTTAGTTTGCCTAAGTATAGAGCCAAACTTTTAAAAAGTGGAAAGGTCAAAAACGTATTCTGCTCAAGGTCTTGCAGTTCTTCATGGAATCAAAATAATAGACTGAAGGATACCTCGATTCAAAAAGAGTGTTTATATTGCAATAAAAAATACAAAGTCTCAAAATATAGAGAGCAAGCTTCTAAATATTGTTCAATGAAATGCAGCAGAGAATCAAAGAAAAATAAAATTAAAACCACCTGTGGTGTTTGTAATAGAGAACTTTTCGTAGTTCCATCAAAAATCTCAAGTAGCAAGAGTGGACTTGTTTTTTGTAGCAATAAATGCGTTGGTATTTTCAATAAACATTCCAAGAGTCAAAAAGTCAAAAAAACTTGTAAAATATGCAATAATGTTTATTTCCTTAGACCTTCTCTTGCTAGGAAAAGCGTCACTTGCTCAAAAAAGTGTCAAAGCATTTGGCAATCTCAATATTTGACAGGAAAGAACGCTAATCGTTATAAAAATAAATGATTCTTAAATTGGGGATGAACAAAATGAAAAAATACGTTAATCATTTGACATTGACTATAGCCGCTTGCCACACAACACTTGGAAACTCTGAAGATGAAGCTAAACGATTTACCGAGTATGATTTATTGGAGTTTGGTGAATTTGAAGAACTTAAAGAAATAACATTAACCAATTTTGATGGTGATAAGATTACTCTCCGAGCCTTTAATATGGGGCTTGAAATTGAAGACACGGAAGAGATTGATGAAGACGATACAACACTATACATAAAACAATGACTGTATTTTATTCTGACTCTGCTTGAATGCAGAGTTTTTTATTTGTGTCCACCTCTCCCCCACTCTCCGCTTTGAAAGGATGTGATTATTAATTGAGTCAACAGTTGAAAATTGTAGTGACCCCCGTTGCCGATACTTCCGCTCAATCAGTCGAGCAAATTAACAAGCAGCTTAAAACGCTACAATCAAAGTTAAACTCCCTTCAGCTCAAAACAAACATTGATGCTTCCGCATTAAAAACCCTCAAGGAATTTTCTTCTGCAGTTGAAACATATCAAAAAAATCTTAAGAATTACAATCAGACAGTCAAAGAAACACAAACAGTTATTAAGAATGCTGACGGAACGACTGAAAAGATAATCCAGCAACACAAGAAGAATGGTGAAATACTTCAACGAGAAATTAAGACAATTGATAATCGTAATCAAAAGATTCGCCAAGAAACTCAAGAAACAGCAAAATTAACCTCTGAAATTCAAAAGCTCGGCCAAGCTCAAAAGATAATTGAACGTCAAAATGCTCAAGGTGTAAAAACAGGATCAACTCAGAAAAATCGTGATAATTTCAAGGATATTACCTATAACCTTGATCAAAATGGTAATGTAAAAAACACTACTACTGTAACTAATCTTGACCAACAAAGAAAAGCAATTGAACAGCTTCGAGCAAGTTTACAAAAACTTAGAGAGCAAGGACAACTTTCAGAAGTCACCCTCTCCTCTCTTGGTCGAAGAATAAATTTAGCTCAATCAGGTGAGCAGATCGAATCCCTAAGAGCTAAATTAAAGCTGCTTGATGACAAGTCTTCTGCCGTTGCAAAGACTAAAGAGCTTGAGCGACAGCTTGAGCTTTATAGAAGACAAGCCCAGGTAAACACTCAAAATTTACAAAATAGATATGGTAACTCATTAAGTAATGCAAGCAATCAGCAGATTCAACAGTATTTGAATTCAGTTAATCAGCTAACTGCAAGAACTCCCAATTTGAGAAATCAGATGGCTAGTCTTAATATGCAATTCAGAGAAATGTCATCCAATATTGCTGCTACAACACGACAGACGATGAGTTTCGGTGAACAACTACAAGTCGCAATGTCCCGCGTACCTGTGTGGATGGCATCCATGACACTTTTTTACATGCCATTAAGACTTATTCAAGATCTTACCAGTCAGGTGGTAGAACTCGACACTCAAATGACTGGATTAAGGCGTGTTATGGATTTACCTGATTATAAATTTAATGATCTTCTTCAGAAGTCAATTGATTTAAGTGATGAACTAGCTAACAAGACGCAAGACGTTCTCACAATTATGAATGAATTTGGGCGGATGGGCTATAAAGGTGATGAGTTATTAGATTTAACCAAAACAGCTCAAATGATGGAAAACATTAGTGAGCTACAACCTGAAGATACTGTTAAAGCCCTCACTTCAGCGATGGTTAACTTCGGAATACAATCGAAAGACAGCATAAAAATAGCCGATGCGTTAAATGAGATTGACAATAACTTCCAAACAAGCACATTAGATCTCGCTCAATCCATGAGAAAATCTGCTGCCTCCGCAAAAGTATATGGCGTAAGTATGGAACAACTACTGGGATTAAGTTTAGTCCTCCTTTATAGCAATATAAAGGTAATAAACCTCTCTAATTGCTGGGAAATCCTTATGGGACAATCAGCAGCGAAGCCTCTTTCGAGGAACGTTCAACGACTATTCCATTGGCGGCGAAATTCCGCAACAGAAGTAGGGCGCAAGCTATTGGCGCGGGTGAAAACCCCTTAAATCGAAACGGGAGGTGCCCCATGTGGGTCATGATATAGTCTCAACTTATAGGTAACTATAAGCAGTAAAAACGCATGTAATGTAGCGAATTACATGGAAGAAACTGACACAACAGCCATACAATCGGCCACGAAAGAAAGTGGAAATATTGTCGGTAAAATGGTTGCCGACGTTAAATCTCTTCTAATTGACTTGGAACTCCTAACGTTAAGTCGAGGACAACAAGGGGCAAGCGTAATGGTAGCCTGAACGACTGAGTGAAGAGACACAGAAATGTGAAGCGACAGTCTGAACTCTATGGAAACATAGAGAGTAAGGTTGAAGTGCCTTACCGCCATTTTATATGGTCAGTAACCTATTGGTGAAAGTAACAGAATTGAACGCATTAAAAACAATTTTCGCGAGAATTCAAACGAATGGAGCTGCAATAAAAAGCCTTGAAAGCATAGGTATTGCTGTAAAAGATGTAGGCGGAGAAGCTAGACCTGTATCTAAAATTCTTGAGGAACTTCATCAAAAATGGGACGATCTAAGTCAGGCACAGAAACAGCAAATCGGAGTTTCTACAGCGGGCATGTTTCAAAATACAAGGTTCCTCGGTTTGATGGAAAATTTTAACACTGCGATTTCAGCGACATCAAGTGCTACCCATAGTCAGAATAGCGCCCTACGCGAGCAAGAACGCTACTCCGAGAGCCTAGAAGGTCGTCTTAATAGATTGTCTGCTGCATGGACAGGACTTGCTGCTGTATCAGGACAAGCGTTTCTGTCTGATGGAATAATTGCTTTTGCTGAAACATTAAAAGATATTGTTCAAGTCGGAGCAAATGTTACTAAGACTATTGGTTTTTTGCCAACCTTATTTGCGACAGCATCTACAGCAGTGCTCCTGTTCAATAGCAATCTAAGGTCAACCATGATTCTTGCTGGATCAAATATGGGAACTGCGTTAAAGTCCCTTATAGCTAATTTTAGTTTGCTTAATGTGGCTTCAACTGGAGCTGCCGCAGGACAGAGAATGCTTGCAGTAGCCACTAATATAACTTCTGTTGCTATTTCTACATTAGGAAAAGTAACCAGAACTACGATGGCTTTCATGGCTGGTGCAGCACTTCCTATCGCTGGTTTTATGGCTGTAGCATTTGTTATTGAAAAACTTGTATCCGCATACTCGGAAGCAAAACAGAAACAAGAAGAATTTGAACAGAACCAGCAAAAGAATATTGATGCTTTAACAAAAAATAAAAACACCACCGAAGAATTAATTAAGAAATATAAAAAATTAGATGAAACAAAGCGGAAAGGCGGTCTAACAACTGATCAAGAACAAGAGTATTTAAATGTTCAAACTCAGTTAGCTGATGTCCTCCCTGCCCTAGTACAGAGAATAGATCAGAACGGACAAGCTCATCTAGTTTCCGCTTCTCGTGTAGACAAAGAACGTGAAGCAGTTGAAAAATTAATTGAAGCCAAAAAAGAAGAGCAAAGAACGAAAGCTCCTGAAACTGCACAGCAATCAATTGATGAAATTAAGGACAAGAAACGTCAAATCCAAGACATTGAAAGTGAAATCGAAGAGTTAAAACACGGAGTTCAAAATGCTTTTTTCTCTGCTGATCCAACTAAAAATGACAATGATTCAATAATTGCGGAGAAAAAGGTTGAAATTAGATCTTTAGAGCAACAGGTATCAAATTCATCATTTAAAATGAAAGATGATATTATGTCTGTTGTATCCGCATTTAATAACGTAGACATAAGCAATACTCTTTCTAACTATGTGAAGAACCTTGTTGATTCTCTTGATTTTTCAAAAGCAAATGCTGATGACATCGTGGCATTTGAAAGTGCCTTAGCCAAACTTCAAGATCGGATGCAAACTGCTTTGGACAAGTCTGATAGCAATGCATTCAATAACGCTCAAGAAGATCTCAATTCTCTTCTTAAAACATATGAATCATCTGATGAGAAAATTGATGTCTTTTCAATGAGCTACGATGAAGCAAAAAAAACAATTAAAGATGGGGACAGCAATCTAAAAACGGCAACTGCCACCTATGATGAATTTGGTGATGCTGTTGAAGGATCGACGGAAAATGTTGAAGAATTAAGTCAAAAACTCAAAGATGCTAAAGGTGATTTAGAAGCAACCTTAAACATTATTGAAGAGTTGATCGACTCCAAACAAAGTGATTATGCAGCGTCTACGCTTCAACAAGAGGGTTATGATGAAGTAGCTGATAAAGTTTCTATTTACAATGACCTTCTTGAAAAAATGGCTGAAGGAAAAAATATATCGGCCGCTGAAGCAATGAAACTTATTCAAAAAGAAAAAAGTTTGAGTAAGGCAATAAAAGTAGAAAATGGCATGGTTCATATTAACCGCCAAGCTGTAATAAAAAGCAGAGATGAATTCATAAAAGCTTATAAAGACAAAATAAATGCCGTCAAGCAATTAATATTAGCTCAAGCTAATGAATTCACATCTATGATGTCTAAAGATGGGTCTGATGATCCGCTTAAAGTTAATTCTTTAAAAGAGGCTAAGGAACAACTTGCTGAATTTAAAAAATCATATGAGGAAGCCCTAAAAAACATAAATCACGGTGGCATTCAACATATAAGTGGAGCAAAGGAAAACTACGAAAATTACAAGAAATTTGTAGATAGCCTTGAAAACATTGAAAAGATTTCTGAAATCACTTCTACTTCTCTAGATGAAGTCGGAACCTCTCTCGAAACATACTCAGACGAACAAGAAAAAGCATCTTCTGAAACTGAGAAATCCAAATACGTCGTTGATAAATATAAAGAAGCGCTTGAAAAAGTAAACGCGGAAATTGAAAAATTCAACAAGCAAACCAACGACTATCCTAAATGGTCTCAGAAATATCGCGATGCAATCAATAAGGAAATCAAAGCATTAGAACGTAAGAAAAAACTAATGCAAGATCAGATCAAACTGCTTAAACAGCAAATCAAATCTGGTTATATTCCACAAACAGGACTTGTTACTTCTTCTTCCTCTTCTGGATCATCGGCTGGTTCTTATTATTCTGGTGGTTCATATTCAGGTAAGTATTCTTCTTACATCAATGCTGCAGCAAGTAAATACGGTGTAGATCCAGCACTAATTGCCGCGATTATTAAACAGGAATCAAACTTCAATTCAAAAGCTCGCTCCACCGTAGGTGCTATGGGCTTGATGCAACTTATGCCTAGTACTGCTAAGAGCCTTGGTGTAAACAATGCATATGATCCTTATCAAAACATCATGGGCGGTACAAAATATATCGCTCAAATGCTCAATAAGTTTGGCGGCAACATCGAAAAAGCGTTGGCTGCTTATAATGCGGGGCCAGGAAACGTTATTAAATATGGTGGCGTCCCTCCTTTCAAAGAAACACAAAATTACGTTAAGATCATTCTTTCTAACTACAATAAGAGCTTATCTACTGCGACATCAAAAATTGCTAATTACTACACCAGCGCGAATGGATTTAGAGTAAGCTCAAAGTTTGGCCAAAAAGAAAGTGGTCTCCGCTCCTCCCCTCACAAAGGGTTAGACCTAGCAGCTAAAGCTGGAACTCCTGTTAAAGCATTAAGAGCTGGTAAAGTCATTACCGCTGCCTATTCTAAAACAGCAGGTAACTGGGTTGTCATTCAACAAGATGATGGAACAGTTGCAAAATATATGCACATGCAGAAAGGTCTTAAAGTTAAAAAAGGAGATACTGTATCTGCTGGTCAAACAATAGGTAAAGTCGGAAGCACTGGGCATTCAACAGGAAATCACCTTCATTTACAGATTGAACAGAACGGAAAACCAATCGATCCAGAAAACTACATGAAAGGTTTGACGTCTGACCTATCTCAATCTGAAGCTGAAAGACAACAGGCTATTGCTCAAGCAAAGTCTGATTTAATCGGCTTACAAGGCGATTTAGATTCTGTAAACGATCAAATTCAAGAGCTCCAATATGAATTAGTTCAATCTAAGCTCGATGAATTTGATAAACGCAAATCAGATTTAGAAGTTAAGATTGCTAAAAACGAATCCTTAGCTAAACGCTACCTCACTGACAGCAAAGAGTTCCGTAAATACACTAACGAGCAAAAGAAAGCTGTTGATGAGCAGCGGAAAATTCAACAGGAAAAGCTCAATTGGATTAACAAAGAGCTTAAAACAAACAAAAAGCTCAACTATGCTCAACGTGATCAGCTTAGAGAAGAACTGAAACAGGCCAAATTAGATTTAATCTCCCTTGAGGATCAAGTCAGAGAGCTACAAGGTCAGCTTGTTCAATCTAAAGTTGATCAAGTACTTAACAACATCGAGAAATCAGTCAAGAAAACTGAGGGTAAGCTTAAAGATGTTGATATCAAGATTCAGATGACTGAGGATGACAATCAAAAAGTCAAGTACTACAGTCAGCAAGTAAAATTGATTCAACAGCAACAAGCTGAAGCCAAAAAGTACATCAAACAGCTTGAGGAACAGAAAAAGGCAGCTAAAGGTTTCCCTGATATCCAGAAACAAATCACAGAGGAAATTGAAAACTGGAAAGATAAACAAAAGGACTACAACCTTGAGCTTTATAACACCAAGAAGTCCATTAAGGATATTTACAAATCACTTGCAGATGAAGTCGTTTCTATTTATAAAGAAATGTACGAAAAGATGCGTGATATTGAACTTGAAGCCCATCGAAAAGCAACACAAAACATCATTGATGAAATTGACAAAGAAGACGATGAAGCCAAGTTCCAGAAGTCCCTTAAAGAGAAACAGGAATCCATTCAGGAAACAAAAGATCAAATCAATAAGCTGTCTTTAGATGATTCTGATGAAGCCAAAGCAAAATTAAAGGATTTGGATAAACAGCTTCAGGAACAAGAACAAGACCTTGAAGAGTTTCTGAAAGATCGTGAAAACACGAAACGAAAGGAAGCACTCCAAGATCAGCTTGAAAAAGATGAAGAATCAATCAACAAAAAGTATGATGACCTTGTTAATGATGATCGAGCCTTTAAGGAACTTGAGAAAAAACTTTTGGATGGTAAGATAACCGATATTGCTAAACAGCTTAATGAATTCACTAAGTTCATCAACAGCAACATGGATTCCATCGGTAAGAGCATTTCAAACAACCTTATCGATAAACTTAAAGAAGCTTCCAATGCTTTAAATGTCGTGATTGCCGGAAATAAAACTGGCAAGAAGGTTTCCTCTTTTGATGTTGGTGGATATACCGGAAAATGGGGAAGCTCAGGAAAGCTTGCTATGCTTCATGAGCAAGAGCTTGTATTGAACAAATCTGATACAAGCAATGTCCTGAAAATTGTTGAGCTGACAAGAAACATTTTCGGGGATATTCCAACAAAAGCTACGCTCCCTTCCCCTTCTACTGCACCTAATCAAACGACAAGCAATCAAACGATCAATATTAACTTTAACGTGGATAAAATGACTGGTTCTAAGGATGATGCGGAGAAATTCTTAGGAACTGTATATAACGCTTTATCCGCTAGAGGAGTATTCTAAGAGTCGGCAAAATTGTCGGCTCTTTCTTTGTATGAAAGGATGTGAGAAACATCAGTGATTAGAGAGAGCCGTTACTTTTTCTTCGGAGATAGAAAATCAACAGATATGGGGATTGAAAATGTCAATACTGAAGGCGGTTTAGTTGAAGAAACATTTCTAGCTACCTCTTCAATAAACGAGACATCCATAAAAGGAAATGACACTCCCTTTTATGAAGGGAAAAAACGCGATCCTAAACAATTCAACCTTAATTTTTATATTGTAGATTACTGGAATGATAAAAGACTCGCTGACATTAAACGATGGCTGGATGTTGATACATACCAGCCTTTATCTTTCAGTGAAAACTTAGACATCGTTTATTATGCTATGCCTGTTGATACAAATGATTTAGTTCATAACGCAAGCAAAGAGGGCTATGTCAGGTTAACAATGCGATGCGATTCCCCTTATGCCTACAGTAGATCGATAACCACTCCATTGTACGATGCTTCTAAGGAAGACATTACAATTGAAATCAACAATAAAGGTGAATGCACCATTGTCCCATCGTTTAAAATTCAAAAGATTGGTAAAGGCGATGTTCAAATTGAAAATCTAAGTAACTTCTCCTCCCCTTCTAAGTTTATTGATCTTGAGGATGGAGAAATCATTGCAGTTACAGGTGAAAAAGAGATTGTAGATTCATCAAAATATGGAGACGAACGATACGACAATTTCAATGAAGAGTATCTTCAACTCGGTTATGGAATGAACCGAATTAGAGTGACAGGCAGATGTAAAATTCTTTTCAACTATAGATTCAAATATCGTTAGGAGGTGTCGGTACTGTTTCAAGAGGTATCAAGATCATTCAATTTATTAAAGCCCAAACTTTCCCTAGCCAAAGCAAATAAAAAGAAAATCGCCAACCTGGTTGATGTCTCAAACGTTAATTTGACTATAAAGTTAGGCGAAATTAATGAGCTTTCCTTCACTGTGCCTTTGAAAATTGAGATAGACAAACAATGGGTAAAGAACCCCCATCTCAAGAGATTGAAGCTCCGAAGGCTGGTGAAATTGTCTGCTTATAATTTCAAGGATGAATGGTTTATCATCAAAACTAAGCAAAAATCAGGGGCAGAGAATGAATCAGTTACATTTACCTGTATGTCTTTAGCTCATCAATTAAGCTACCGGAAAGTCAGAAGGTACGAAGTCACTTCCTATAACATGAAACAGGTAACTGATGATTGTTTTGCAAATACGAACTGGAAAGCCGGATATATCAATCCACTATTCAATGAAAAATTCAGGAGTTTTGATATCACATCTTCAACCAAGTTAGATTTCCTAATGAAAATTTGTGAAACGTTTGAAGCTGTTCCGGTGTTTGACACTATAGAAAAAAAGGTTCATTTCTATACTGAAGATGAAGCGTCAAAATATAAAGGAATGAGAATTAAGTACGGCCAATACTTAGACACCATTGAAGACACTGAGGAGCTTGAAGAAGTTTGCACCAGGCTTTATGTGACTGGTAAAGATGATCTTTCAATTAACGCGGCCAATCCAACCGGACAAGCATACATTGAAGATTTTACGTACTACCTCTACCCTTTTGAACGAGACAAGGATCGAAACGTAATATCCCATAGCTATGAGATGAGTGATGAATTATGTCATGCCATTCTTGACTTTAATGAGTTCATCGATTCTCAAACAGAAACGTTCTCCTCCCTTCTTGCTCGACAAACTGAAGAAGAAAAGAAATTGGCCAAATTGAAAGCTCAAAAGACGCAGCTTGATTTAGAGCTTCAAGTTATTTTGGATAAGATTGTAGTCGCAACTGAAGCGAAAGATCCCACTGCTGAATTGATTAAAGAAAGAAATGCGAAAGAAGCAGAGATTGCTGCTAAAAAGAATGAAATCAAAAACAGGGAGAATTTGATTGCCGATATTCAAAACAAAATTACACTTTTAAAGGGAAAATTAACCCTTGAAAGTCATCTTAGCAATGAACTCAAAGAAGAGTTGGCTGAGTTTATCAATGAGCAAGAATGGTCAAATGACAACCTATATGATGAAACTGACCTTTATGAAGCTGGTCTGGAGGAAATGAAGAAACGAAATACCCCACCAGTCAATATCACAATGAGCATCGTAAACTTCTTTGGCATCATAAGTGAACATCAAAACTGGAATCGGCTTTCTATTGGGGATATTATTCGAGTTCAACACGACCGTTTAGGCATCGATGTTAAAACAAAAGTAATTGAAATGAGTTTTGATTTTGAATCTAATAAGATCAATTTGACTATTTCAAACTCAAAACGTGTTGAGACTGTAAAAGAGAAAATGGTTAAGCTCGTTTATACCATAAATCACATCGACAATGATTATGCTGTTAGAAAAATTGATTGGATGAAGACTGCGGAAAACTTCAACATCAGGAATGATCGAATTTCTACTCCTGTCGCAGCCCCTACGGTTAAATCAGATGGGACAGCGATCTCTCATGAATACAACGATAATGGATCGGTTGATATTGTTTTGAAATGGGAGTATCCAGAATCTGATGAAGATCAGTACAACATAGATGGATTTGAAGTATATCTCTATTCCAGCGAATCCTCTGACGAATATGTTTTCGGTTCTAAAATGAGCCATGAGGAATTGGTCAACGTCAAATATGATAAGCGTTCCTATAAATTCACGGGATTAGCATCAAATAAATACTACACATTAGGTGTTAGAGCCTACCGTAGGGTTGATGCAGATATTGAAAGAGCAGGAATTATTCTTTCAGATATTGCTCAATCGAAACATGCTTCTGAAAACCCCTACCTCCCTTCTGCTATTGCTGAGGTCAAAGGGAGAGTGAATGGATTAATTCAAGCAGTTTCTGAGGTAAGACCAGAAAATCCGGATGTAAACACTGTTTGGATTAATCCCAAAACGAATAAACAGGAACTTTACGACGGTGAAAAGTGGATTGAGCAATCCGTTACATCCGCTGAATCTTTGAATGGATACACTGCTGAAGTTGCATCAACTCCTAATACAATAGCTGTTCGAGATGAAACAGGAACAATTAATGCTTCAATTACAGGAAGTGCAACTCAACTCGGCGGTTATGATTCATCTGCGTATGTTCTTAAGTCTGATCTCCCCTCTTCTCCTCAATACGCAACAGGAGAGTACATCGGTGACGGAAAGCAAAGCAGATCAATTAGTTTAAACTTCATTCCTACTTTGGTCAAGATTTATTCTACTTCCCCTACTGATTCAACACTTATCATTCAAAACAGTTTAGGTGGCTACTCAATTCAAAATGGAGAAGCAGGTTCCTACCTTAAAGGCGGCGATAAAACATACGGGTCAATGAATTTGAATTATTTTATTACCGGCTCAGACATCAACACACGCGGAAATAAGCTGAACGTTAAATATATTTGGGAAGCATTCAAACAAAATTAATACGGAGGTGATCATTTGGAAGATACTGCAAAACTTTATAATGATCCTATTCTTTCTAAGAAGAGAAAAGGATCGATTGATGATCCTTACCAGCTTTACAATGAAACACAGGTGGTTTATAACGGAAAAGCTCAATTAACCGAAGTCCCCAACAGAGAAATGAGAGTTGAAGTCACTGGGGACGACAAAGTGTGGAAAGAAGTTGAAGACGGTGAGTTACAAGACGACTACTTTAGGGTTGATTACCTTAATGGAGTTGTCTATTTTAATGCCTCAAATGAAGGGAAATCTCTTCAATTCAAATACAGCGGCGAAGGTGCTTATTACTTCCCAGGCTCACGTATTTGGACAAAACGCGACGGAAATGAAGTTGTTGAAACACTCGACTCATTGACTGAAAGAACACGAAAAGCGACAGAAGAATGCGAAGAAGCAACTGAGGAATCAAGAGAAGTTACAAAATGGACTAAGTATGCTACTTCAGATTATGAAGATGTGGTGGCTAACACAAGGAAGATATACCTCCCTAAAGTTTATACATACACAGATATCATGACTACATATCCAAACCCTCAAATCGGATGGACAGTTGTAACCGAGGACACACACATTGAATGGAGATGGGATGGGTTTGATTGGATCGATATAGGTGTGTCAGATGCCTATGATGGATTCAATGTAATCGTCAGTGAAGTCCCTCCTAACAATGTTAATCACTTATGGCTCCAAGCACCTGTCTCTCCATTTGCAGCAAGAATCAAAAAATCAGAGACTGCTCCCCTTACCAATCAAATATGGCTCAAGATCGAATAGCAATTCAGGAGGTATATAATGAATTATTTAAAATATTATGATCCACTCTTGGAAAAGTGGGTCTCTATTGAACTTGAAGCAATAAGCTCAGACGGGGAAAGATGGACAGCCCCAATGATTACAGAAAAATTTAAAGAAGTATTAGGCAATATCGGCGACGTTAAACAAGATATCATCAATGTCAAAATTGAATTTCAAAAAGAAATCACCAATGTTTCGGATAAGATCAGCAACGTCGAAAAGATTATTGGTGATGTATCAAAGTTTAAGGTTATTGGTGACACCCTAGTTGATAAAATCATTAATGAATTCAATATGAGAAGTGTTAATGTTAAAGATTTTGGAGCAAAAGGAGACGGAGTAACTGACGATACCGCTGCGTTTGAGAAAGCTATAGGAAGTGGATTTTCAAGTATTTACGTTCCTGATGGCACATACATGGTCAAAGGAGTTAAACTTCCCTCTTTCACAAAACTTTATGGCAATGGTATGAAGTCAGTGATCAAACTTCATCCTGATACCCCTCCTACTACACATGTCATTACAAACAAAGATTATACAAATGGTAACTCATATATCCAGATCGAAAATCTGCTTGTTGATTGGAATTTAAATAAAAAAGACAACAAGATTGGATCGGGGCCAAATGCAAGCTGCGTAAACATCACTAACAGTCAATTTGTTTGGATTAATAAAGTTCACGCAAAAGATGCTGGTCTTCATGGTTTTGATGTCACCTCTCCAAAGTACAACTCTTCCTCAGATGGTGCTGAATACTATCAGCCTAAAGGTTCCAAGTACGTTTGGATCGACAATTGTACAGCTTGGAACTTCGGGGATGACGGGTTCACAACTCACTTTTCTGACTACATTTTCTTTTCAAATTGTTATTCATATGATGGAAATGGTTCGGCTCACCGTGCTGGAGGCAGTAACACAAATGGTTTTGAGATCGATGATGGTTCTAAACATGCATGGCTTATGAACTGTCATAGTAGAAAAAATTGCAGAGGTTTTGAAGTAAAAGCGCACGCTTTAGCACCTGCAGCCCAAGATGTTCATTTTGTAAATTGTTCCTCTGAGAATGATATTCGAGGCTTTGACTTCAGACATATTGGATTCCACCGCTCTTCAGATCCAGTTTCAAAAAGTGCTTTTAATGTTAGTGCTACAAATTGTAGAGTTCTTAACCCTATTTTCAACAGCTTGTATGAAGGACTGTCCCCTAGAGCCTTGGTAATCTCCGCATTTCGCAATGTAAATATAAACAACTTCACAGCAATTGGAGATCCCTCTTATGACTACAAAGGAAATCCTGCAATTGCAACTCAATTTAAATCTAGAAACATTAATTTAAACAATATTTCCGTTTCTGGCTTCAAGACGGCTGAAGCAGACATTTACGTGATCGGAGGAAGTCAAAAATCTGACAACGTAAATATAAGCAATATCAATTCCTTTGAATCAGCGAGAGTCGGTGTAAGAATCGGCAGCAAAACAGAGAATGTAAAATTAACCAATGCAAGCTTAATCGGGTATGGTCGGAAAGATAGTGTTGGTGTTTATTGCTCGAATTCTCAAGCTTACATATTTGGAGTCACTGCTGAAAAGTATGGCAAAGCTTCAACAATCGCTGGCTATGATTACTCATATGTTCCAAACAACTTTAAAGGTGGGACAAGAGCTGCCACTACTTCTGGACATGTTAAAACATCGACGGGTTTTATCGCCGCTTCTTCAGGTACGCCAGAAGTTACTGGAGAAGCATCTGCAGCTATTGGAACAACTGGAGGAGCAAAGGCTAAAGGAGTTCGAACAGGGGTTTATTCTTCATCTGGCGGAAGCTCTGTTGATGGTTCCCGTAGCACAGTCATGTCTTCGAATGATTCCCATATTGAAGGTGAAAATGTCTCTAGAACCATTCTGTCTTCTGGTGGGGTTAAGCTCGGAGCAAATGATCGCTATATGGTTGTTGGCGGATATGGAGAAACCCCTTCACGTTCAAATATAAAGTGGATGCTTAACTCTATGAATGGAGACATCTCCGCCACAGGGAAGATCAATGGTGGAGCAACATTCAGTGACTACGCGGAGTATTTTGAAAGCCTTGATGGCAAAAGCATACCTTCTGGAACCATCGTTACCCTTGAAAAAAATAAAATAAGACCTGCTCAAAAATCTGAATTTATGCTCGGCGTTATATCTGAAACAGCAGGAACTGTACTTGGAAGCGCTGAGGTTTATTGGAAAGATCGCTATTTAAAAAATGAGTTTGGCGGTCTTATTTATGAAGATGTTCTTGATGAAAAAACAGGTGAATACGTCAAAATGCCTGTTGAAAACCCTGAATGGAAGTCAAAAAAAGATTATATCCCGAGAGAACAAAGACCTGAATGGAATATCGTAGGTCTTGTTGGACAAGTTTATATTCGCATAGATGAAACTGTTGAAGTTGGAGATTGCATTGAAGCAAATAACGGAATAGCTACAAAATCAGAGAACTCCACTTGGAGAGTTATGGAGATTACAAAACCATACTCTAAAAAAGATGGATACGGTGTCGCAATTTGCTTTATAAGATAAACCTTGATTGGAGGTTCAGATGAATACATTAAGCTTCTACAACAAAAAGAAAGACAAGTGGGAAGACATCTATACAACTGGTGTAAGTGATGGGAAAACTGTCATTACCGTAAAAGAATTACTGGAGTTACTTGAGAGAACAAAAACGTTAGAAGATGAAATTGCAAAACTGAAAAAGACTTAAAGGAGGTGATTATTTTCTAAATAAAACTTAGATTTTATTCAAAGTACATATTAGCAAAACAGAGAAAACAAGAGCATACGTGAGAATGAGAGAGATTGGGAACCCCCCAGTCTCTTTTTTAATGCTCAAAAACAATTAGGAGTGATTTAATTTGGTTAAAGTTGTGAAAAATTTCGTTAAAGTAAACAAATTTACTCGTCCTGGTATTAAATTGTCTGGCGTGAAAGGAATTGTGATGCACTATACAGCTACTCCAGGAGCTAGTGCGCTAAATGAACGAAATTATTTTAATGGTACTTGTATCGCTGATCAACGTTATGCATCTGCTCATTATTTCGTAGACCGAAACGAAGCACAATACATTATCCCTGAAAACGAAATGGCTTATCATGCACACGATCAAAATCGATGCTATGTGAGCTTCCTTAAACCCAATGCTAACCAAACAGCAATTGGTGTTGAAATGTGTGTAGAGAAAAACGGTACAATTCATGATGAGACTGTGCAGAATGCTGCCGAATTGGTGGCTGATCTTTGCAAAAGATTCAAATTATCTACAGAAAAAATCGTCCGCCACTATGATGTAACGAACAAGAACTGTCCTGCTCCTTGGGTAAGTGACTCAAGCAAACTTACCGCATTCCGTAAAAAAGTTGATAGCCTACTTGGGAATAAGACAGTTTCTAATTCTACGGCACCTTCAAGTACGAAAAGCTCTTCTTCCTCTTCTGCTGCTAGTGGTTCCCTGAAATCAAAAGTTAACGGACTTCGCTTTTATTCTAAACCTTCATGGGAAGACAAAGATGTTGTTGGCACGGTGAATAAAGGCTATGGTTTCCCTACTGTTGTTGAAAAAGTGAAAGTAGGAAGTGCTTATCAGTACAAGGTTAAAAACTCTAAAGGAGCAACATATTACATCACTGCTTCAGACAAATATGTTGAAGTTTCAGGTAATGTGAAAACTGCCTCCTCCCCTTCGAAATCAACGACAACAAAATCTAGCGCTGGTTCTTCTTCCATTAAATCTGTAGGAAAAATTAAAATTGTTGGAGTGTCAAATGCTGCAATTGTAATGGACAAACCTGACCGTAATAACTCCAAGAATATCGGTACAGTTAAACTTGGCAGTAAGATCGATATTTCTGGATCAGTGAAAGGCAAAAATAACCCTAAAGGCTATTGGGAAGTCATTTACAATGGCAAACGTGGTTACGTTTCAGGTCAGTTTGGAACAAGAATCTAACTGATCTTTAATTATCTTTAAGGATATTTGTTGATCTAAATTGATCAATGAATATCCTCTATTTCTTTTGGAGGTGAACAACGTGGGATGACGTACACCTTCTTTATTAAGGATAAAGGACGGTTGAATTTGTGGCTGAAGTAGATGTAAATACACGACTAAGTGTCTTAGAAGAAAAAATGAAAAATCATCAAGAAAAAATTACAAATTTAGAAGCAAGAACTGAAGACATGAGTCGACTAACAACACTTATGGAACAACAAATCGAAATAAACAAAGATGCTCAAAAACAATCGAGAGAACAATTTGTCACATTGACTGAGATGAATAACAGCTTAAAAAATTTAAGTAAATCATATGAAAAACTCGATAATCGAGTGGGCATTCTTGAGCAATCAGATTCCAATAGAAAAATCGACCCAGGTCAGTTCGGTAAAGATCTTATGTACAAGGTTTTGCCAACCGTAATTGCAACATTAGTCGGTGCATGGTTACTTATACATTTTGGACTTAAATAAGAAAAGGAGATTGATATTATGACTAAAATCAACTGGAAAGTAAGACTTAAAAAGAAAACATTCCTTGTAGCAATTTTCTCCGCAACACTTTTATTTGTTCAATCAATCGCTGCTGCATTTGGATATGATTTGACTGCATTTGGCAATGACCTTACGGAGAAATTTAATGCCTTCCTTGCGTTTTTGACTGCAATGGGCATTATCGTTGATCCAACAACTAAAGGTATCTCTGACAGCGAACAAGCAATGGAATATGAAGAACCAAGAAAATAATTCGTAAAGGGTTGATTTAATGAAAACAACAATTACATATTCCCCTTACCCTTCAAACTTTTCGGAAGTCAAAATTGACACTGGTGAGGATAAATCTATAACGCTTCGTCTTGTTATTCCCCCTGTGGTTTCAGATGATGCTGTGAATACAGAAAATAATACAGCTCAAACATCAACGAATACGTTGATGGAGCCTATCATAAAATTTGAAATTAACGATGGAATAGCAACTGAACAGATCATGGATATGAACAAACAGGACACTACTGTTTTGCTGCAGGTTCTCAGAGATTTTTTAAAACAGATGTGA